TTCGAGGGTGTTCAAGTTAAGATTCCGTATGCAACAGGTATGAGCCCGTACAGTGGTATGACTGACATGATTGAAAAAGCTGATATGCTGAAAAAAGAAGGTAACTCATTGGTGTACACAACACTCGATGGTGTTATCATCAAGAAGTTCCGCAAAGCATGGGAAGCAAACACTGATGGTTGCTTAGATACTGTCATGGAAGAATATCCACTAAGAACTGCGAAGATAAGTAGCACTGTAGAAGCCGAAGAAGATGAAGGAGAACCTACAGAATGAGTTTAAGTATCGTATCAGAAGTTTGGGAAGTATTGCGTGAGCACGTTGATTTCAACGACCGCAGTGAAGCAGCCGATTCATTGGTTAATTATTTGATGGACAACAACTATGAAGTTGATGATATCAAAAATGAATTCAAAGACAAGGATGTTACTGCTGCCTTGAAGGGCTATGCTGAACAACACTTCCAAGAAGAAGAATACGAAGAATACGATGACGAAGACGAAGACGAAAGCTACGATTAATGTCAAGCAATTGGTTAACGAGGGTAAGTGTAGATATCTCTGTTCTACCTGATTTCATTTCTTACTATGAAACTGAAATGGTAGATGCAAAGAAAGATGTTAAGGTCTATGGAAACTTAGAAAAGAACATCGCTGCGTTACCTGGCATTACTGAGCATCGTTTCAACCAGCTTCAAGAAATTGAGGCTGTGTTGAATCATCTTAACATCCAACTACGTAAGATTCGAAGAAAACATTTCCAAAAGTATCTTGAAGCATATAATCGGGCACTCACATCACGTGACGCTGAGAAGTATGTAGATGGTGAGCAGGAAGTAATTGACTATGAAACCCTAATCAACGAAGTCGCATTGACTCGAAATAAATGGTTGGGTATCTTAAAAGGACTCGATGCCAAACAATGGCAAATGGGTCACATAGTTCGATTACGGACAGCAGGAATGGAAGACATAACGTTATAAACGGCAAACCTCGTATTGACACAGTACGAGGTTTTTGCTATAATGATGTATGTCGAACAACAGTTCAATTTATATCAACGGAGTTTTGCAACCCCAAACTACATACAGGGGTAAGGGACTCATACAGGTTACGGGAAAAACTACAATGTCACATCACACCATGAATACTATTAATTTAGGTAGTATATCAGCGACTTCTTCTCCATCATGGGCAAATTCTCATCCATTCAATAATATAACGTTTGACCTGAATGAATCCACACGAAATCCTGATGTTAAAAAGTATGAAGTGTATGAGTCACCTGAAGATGTGCTAGTGTTAGCTGCAACTTGGAAACGAATGCGTGATGAAGGTAGATATGGTCTAGTGTCTAAACTAATGGACGCTAAGTTGTTTAAAGAAATTTCTCCTGCTGACAGAGCGTTGGCATCGGAGATGCGAGATTACTACAGTAAGAAAATTATGATGTGGAATCTCAAAGGCAACACTATGACAAATTATCGCAAAGATTTGTCTAAGTTGATTCATAGTGATGGTACTATACTACGTGAAGACATGATGGGCATCGCATACCATCTACCTGCATTCTATCAGTACGACCAAGACTTTGAAGAAATCAGACTAGGCACTGACCATAAGGGTTTGAGAGGGTCGTTTGACGCCGCTACACTCGAACTTGAACCAATCAAGCGTATGTTTAGAAAAACAAAAAACAGTGTGTGCCATGAGTACTGGTTTAGAAACAAAAAAGACAATACCCCTTTCATGTTAGGATTGAATGTGAAGAATCCATTACAGCATATTTGGGACACTATGTTTGATAACACAGAAGTATTACCTATTGAGGGTACATTCATTGTCAAAAAGAAAGACGATTTTGAATACTTTTTGATTACAGATAAGTGGCAGCTAAAAATAGCTTGACAATAAATGGTTTTGGTTGTATAATAGATACTTAGACAGCAACAAAACAAGGAACATTTATGTCATCATTCACTAGCTATGTTATGAGTTTCTATGGTCCCGAGAGCGTTCTCTACCCCGAGTTCAATTTTAACGAAATCCAAGTAAACATTGCTACTGCGATCCATAAAATGCGTTGCGAAGCACGTGATGTTGAATTCTGTGGTGATTCAATTGACCGCGAAGCTGTCCGCGATATCATCCTCGAAGCACAAAAAGTTGTCTTGCCTGAGTTCGCAAAGGCTTGACAAATAATCGTTTCGGGTATATAATAACATCTTTAAGTCACAAAGTACAGGAAATCACATGACAAGCACAGTTCGAGTTCTCTCAGGTTCATATCGTAGCAAGCCAGTTACTAATCAAACTTTTAAACTTGTTAAAGGTTATCAGACAGGTGCAAAAGGTGGTTTCATTACTGTAAAGAACGAGGGTCAATTCAATATTGACATTGAAGATGTGCGTGTGATTGTCGGTGACATTGCAAACGTAGAATTCACATACGGCGAAAACGAATCGGCAAATGACGAAATGAAAGTTACACACAAAGAAACTGATGAAGAAGCAATGAACCGTATTGCCTCACGATTCGCAGTGCTTGATGAAATGTCTAAAGCCTGTATCACAGGTGACATTCGTGCTATGATTGTGACAGGTCCTGCAGGTATCGGTAAGTCACACGGCGTGAACTTGCAGATGGAAAAAGCAAGCATGTTCGACCAACTCGCAGGCAAGCGCCCTCGCTTTGATATTGTCAAAGGTGCTATGTCAGGCATTGGCTTGTTCGCTAAACTGTACAAATACAGTGACGCTAAAAACGTTCTCGTGTTTGACGACTGTGACATTTGGGAAGACCAAGATGCTATCAACGTACTGAAAGGTGCATTGGATTCAGGTAAGAAGCGCCGTATCTCTTGGAACAAAGATTCACGTTTGTTGCGTGACGAAGGTGTGCCTAACTCGTTTGACTTTAACGGCTCGATTATCTTTATCACAAACAAAACGTTTGATGCTAAGAAAGCCAGCAAGATGCAGCCTCACTTGGATGCGTTGCAAAGTCGTTGTCACTTTCTGGACCTGACTGTTGATACTGAGCGTGACAAAATGTTGCGTATCAAGCAGGTGCATCGTGATGCTGACGGTGGCTTGTTTGCAGAGTATGATTTTACTAAGGAACAAACTGACGAAATCATGCACTTCATTGATGCAAATCACAACAAATTGCGTGAAGTGTCCTTGCGTATGTGTTTGAAAGTTGCTGACCTCGTCAAGATTAGCGGCAACTGGCGTGAGCTTGCAAAAGCAACTTGCATGAAGCGTGAAGCATGAACGAACGAATCAAAGAACTTGCTAATAAAGCTGGGTACAATGACCTAATCTATGAAATTAGCAAAGAAGGTCTTGATAAGTTCGCTAAGTTGTTGATTGAAGATGTGTTGGACGAAGTTAAAGAACGTGCGTACTACACCGGTGATAGAGATTGGAGTGACGATGTGGATCGTCAATGGATTCAATTAGAATTTGGATATGGAGATTTAACAAAATGAACATTGGAATGTACCTAGCATTTTTCAAATGGTGCTTTATGAGAACGTTCGGTGGTTGCTTTAACCTCGCTGAAAATTTCAGATATGAATTGAAGAAGGGTGCTCCTGATTCAATCTTTGCTATCTGCGGATTTCTTATTCTCTCGTTGATTTCTATTCTAGTGACACTATTGTTATCTGCTTGGTTAATTGAAAGTAAAGAAACAGTTGGTATTATCGCAGTATCCTGTTTTTGGCTTGCAGTGTTTACATTCTTCTACAACATTGTCAAGGCAGCATTTGAATGTTTCTTGGTTGAGCGTGAACGAGTTTTTGAAGAATTGAAGCGTTGATAGCGTTAGACTTTAGGGGACTTCGGTCCCCTTTTTTTTGCCTTTATTCTTGCAATAGGAACTAATAAGTAGTATAATAACGACATGCATATTGTGAAGCCAACTACTAAAGAACAACTGATTGACTATCTATCCAAGCACATAAGCCTAGGTACATATGACCGCCGCTTTTTGGATAATCTATTGTATGCACACGTTGCTACTAAGAAACCAGTAACCAGTAACCAATCAGATTTATTGGACACTATAACTAGACGTTATCATCGTCAACTAGCCAGGAAGGAACTAGACAGTTCCGAACTAATCAAATTACTATGGTCGACTGCTCCAATCGCAAGTTCACCGAAATTCACACAAGCACATATCGCAATAGAAGATGAAAACGTTGTGCTACGAAGCCCATACAAAAAAGACTTTGTAAAAAGTTTAAAAGACTTGTCAATAATGAATTGGGACAAGGACACTAAAACATGGTCTACACCAGCTAATGAACTTTCACTAAAGAACATTGTTAACCTAACTGAAAATCATTATCCTGATGTGAACTACTGTCCTATAGTAGCTGACATTATAACTACACTGGCTGAATACGAAGAAGTCAAGTATTGGAACCCTACATTGGTTAGGATTAATGGCAACTTGTTTATTGTTGCATGTAACCGTCACTTGATGGAAGCGTTAACTGATATTTCAATCGACTTGAGTTTGGCAAGTCTAGCTAAACTAGTTCATATGGGCGTTCATATATCACAAGAAGTTATTACCGAGATTTATGAATCAATGGATTCAGGTGATGAAGCGTATGGACGTATAGGATTCGCATTAGATCCTACACCCTGGATAGAGATAACAAGCCATGATATTCTAATAGAGCGTTTGCGTATGATAGATGCAGATATGGTTCTGCTTGCAGGATGGTATGTGTCTAACAAGAGTTATGTAATGGAAATTGCAAACTTATTGAAAGCAAATAAGATACCACATCACTTGAGTAATAGGGGAGAAAATGTTAACATTGACTTTCGACAATACAAGATGCCAGTGAAGTTAGAGTTAGGTATATCAACATTACCTAACGTACAGTATATAGCAAAGACAATCAGATTAACGAACAGCACCCCGGTAACATATAAATGAAGCAATGTAAATTATTAATTAAAGAT